GTGAAATTTTTCATGTTTCTTTTATGGCAGCTAGATAATCGTTGTTGAATAGTTCTAACCCTTTTTCGGTTAGGACATGATCATACATTTTATCAAAGACTTTAACTGGTATAGTGCATACGTTTGCACCATACTCAAAGGCTCTACCTACATCCCTGACGTTTCTAATAGAAGCAGCAAGAATTTGGGTTTCAACATCATGCCTTTTATATGTATTAGCGATGTCTTTTACAAGGCATAGACCCCCAAAAGAATTATCATCTACTCTACCTACAAAAGGAGAAACATATGATGCACCTGCCTTAGCAGCAAGTATTGCCTGTGATACTGAGAACACAAGAGTTACATTAGTAAGTATACCATCATGACTCAATTCATAGCAAGCTTTTAATCCCTCACGTGTGCATGGTACTTTAATTGTAACATTATCACTAAGATCAATGAAAGGTTGTGCTTGTTCTACCATCTCTTCAGCAGTATCTGCTACTACTTCAGCAGAGATAGACTCTAGATTAGGACATGCTTGATAGATTTCTTCAATGACTTCCTGTTGATCTCTACCAGATCTTAATATGAGAGTAGGGTTAGTAGTAACCCCATCAATCAATCCAGTTTTGTATCCATCAATAATTTGTTCTACTTCAGCAGTATCTAAAAATATTTTCATTATCTTTCTTCAAAGGTTAATTTTCTAACTTTTCTTTTGCGTCTCTCCTCTTGATATTTTAAGTCTTCATCAGAAAAAAGAGATTGTTTTTTAACTTTCTTATTGTTTTGTAACAATACAACAAGATCCATATTGTTTGCAGATATGACATCATCATTAATAGATGTCATATTACTACAACCACAACAAATAATCCTACTTGACTGTCCTTGCAACTCCTTTCCACAAGCAGTGCATCTTACTCTAATCATTGTTCTGTAAAATAATCTTTCTTATAGTAACGTCCTAAAATGTTACTGTTGTAATACTTTGGAGACCCATCTTCTAAAGTCTCTTGTAATACATTATTTAAAAATAATTGCTTAGTCTCTTCGTAGTTTACTTTTCCAAGGGACTCATGGAGGGAGAGGATTTCTCTCTTGAAGTTTTCTCTACCAAATTGTTTAACATCGGCTTTAAGTTCTGGAGAACTTCCGTAGTATTTTTTCCAGTCACTCTCAGACGTAACTCTCCGTTTACTTTTGCCACTTCTAGGCTTTCGTTTTTGTACGAAGTATTTTCTACCGATGTATTGCTTCCCAGTTTGTAAATTTGTAATCCTGTAGACAAAACCGAAGAAGCTGTTAATGTCGTCAGAAGAAAAAGTTGAACCCTGATAGGTCCAGGCGTTCTCGTAACTTCCCTGATCAGTTTCTGCCACTGTTTCATAATCTAATCCTCACTATTATTTATGTTCTTATTTAGATACCACTATCTTTATATTTTTGTATACTCTTTTCCCATTCACTCATAGAAGATTGTAACTGACCAGTATTTTCTTCTGGATAATTATCTTTATATCCTTTGATTCTTTTCCATTCATTGTGCATTGCACCTAATATCCATGAAGATGAAAGAGAATCAGGACCTTTCTCTAGTAACTCAACCTGTCTCTTAGTTAATTGTCTGCCTTTAATATCAATGTATTCAGACCTCCAATTACTATCATCGTAATCTTTTATCATAATTTAAAACCTGCAAAAGTATCTTTCTTTACATCTTGTTTGATACTACCTACCATGTAACTCTCAACCTCTGTCTCCTGTGGTGCAACTTGCATACCTTTAGAAGATAACCAGTGTGCTGTCCAAGGTAATGGATTGTTTGCCATAGGTGTATCAAATACAGGTTTGAATCCTATTGCTTTTAACCTACGATTAGCAGTCCACTCAACATAATTTTGTAGTAGTTTATCATTTAAACCAATGATAGATCCATCTTTAAATAGATAGTTCGCCCAATCTTTTTCTTCTTCTACACAATCAGTAAACATTTTATATACATTCTCCTTTTCTTCTTCAATAATTTCTAACATATCTGGGTCGTCACCCTTCTTCCAGTTATTAAGAATGTTCTGTGTAACTGTCATGTGTTGTGACTCGTCCCTCGCAATAAGAGATATGATTTTAGCAGATCCTTCCAAGAGTTTAAGTTCACCAAAAGCAAAGGAACAAGCGAAGGACACGTAGAATCTGACTCCTTCAAGGATGTAGACATTAGCAACTGCCCTATAAAGTTTCCTTTTTAAATCTCTAAGTGTCCATTCAGATGTTGGAGAATCTCTCCAACCTTCTTTCCACATGTTACTTTGATCATACTCATGTGCATAATTAATAAAATCATCGTATGCTTTTGTAACTGACTCTGCACGAGCAAGTATCTTATCATCATCAAGAATCTTATCAAAAACCTCTGATGGATCAGGATATACATTCTTAATAATGTGTGTATATGATCTACTATGAATCATCTCCATAGTCTGCCATATGTTCATGCAACCTTCAAGCTCAGGTAATGAACAGTATGGAGCAAAAGCCATGCCAGGAGCACGACCTTGAACGGAGTCAAGGAGGATTTGGTATTTAAGATTGCTTGTAAATATGTGTTTTTGTGCATCATTTAATTGTGGATAATCTCCTCTATCTTTTTGTAGAGATACTTCTTCTGGTCTCCAGAAAAAACCTAACTGTGTTTGTGTCAATCTATCAAAGATAGGATACTTAAACTTATCATATCTTTGTACTCCTAATGGAGGACCAAAAAACATTTTTCCTTTAGTAGTATCAACAGCTTTTGTGTTGAATACTGTCATACCTTCTGGGTCTTTAGATAGCACAGCTGTCACAAGCTTCCTCCTGTTCTGCAAATATGTCGTCTAGTAGATTGGATATCGCTTTATTATTATCTTCTGGTACATCATCCTTCCAACCAATAGGATGTGCAGGTTCGTCTATGTCAGACTTGGTATCATATGTATTCTGATAGTAAGATGTTTTCCAACCATACTTAAAGGTTGTTAATAGATCTTGTGCCATCACTGATGTAGGAACTTCAGAGTTCTCATATTGAAGTGGATTGTAAGACCAGTTACCAGAGATTGCTTGGTCAAAGAATTTCTGCATCACAGCAACGATGTTTATGTATCCAGTATTACCAGGCATATCCCAGAGCAACGTATAGTTATTTTTAAGTGTTGCATACTGTGGTACAACTTGTTTAAGAGGTCCTTTCTTAGACTTCTTAGTTGAGATAAGATCTCTTGGTGGTTCAATACCATTAGTAGCATTTGAAACAACTGAAGAAGACTCTGATGGCATCTGTGCAGACAATGTGCTATGTCTGAGTCCATACTCTAGTATGTCTTCTCTCAATTCCTCCCAATCATAGTTCAACTTGTTTGGTACAAGTTCATCTACATCTTTTTTGTAAGTATCAATAGGTAAAATACCGTCAGAATATTTAGTTGAATCAAAATATCCACATGGTCCTTTTTCTTGTGCTATTTTGTTAGATGATTTAAGTAGATAGTATTGAAATGCTTCTGCTAGATCATGTGTTAGTTGCCATGCTTTAGGATCTTCATACTTAACACCTTGCTTTGCAAGATAGTGTGCAAGACCAATGAATCCTACACCTATAGAACGTCTTGAGAGGGTGCTAAGACGTGCTGCATCCACTGGATAACCTTGATAGTCAATCAACTCGTCTAAGGCACGTACAGTGAGGTCACAGAGTTCTTCTAGTTCATCAAGGTTTCGTAGTTTCCCTACATTGATGGCAGATAAAATACACAATGCAATCTCACCTTCACCATCTATATGTTGGATGGGATCTGTTGGAAGTGTAATTTCCTGACAGAGATTACTCATGTTAACCTTGTCTTTAAATGAGGAGTGCTCATTACAGTGGTCAATGTTCATGATATAGATACGACCTGTCTCTGCTCTCTCCTTAAGCAAATCTAAAATAAGTTCTTGAGCTCCAATAGTTTTCTTTGGAATAGACTCATCAGATTCATAAAGTGTATAGAGATCATCAAACTTGTCAGTGCCAAAAGCATCGTACAAACCTGGTGTATCGTGAGGTGAGAATAGTGTGATGTTTCCACTGGCAATAAACCTCTTGTAAAATAACTCACTAAGTTGAATACTATAGTCTAGTTTCCTTACTCTATTATCTTCTGTCCCTTTATTATTCTTAAGGACTAGGATGTCTTCTATTTCTTGGTGCCAAATGGGGAAGTGGACTGTTGCGGATCCACCACGGATGCCATTTTGAGTGCAACATCTGACAGTGCTCTCAAACTTTTTGAGGAAAGGGACAACACCTGTGTGCTGCACTTCCCCGCCACGGATTTTACTGTTGATCCCACGGATTCTGCCTGCGTTAATCCCGATTCCAGCCCTTTGAGCAACGTAGTAACCAATAGCCATGTCACTGCTAAAGATGCTATCGAGGGTGTCATCAATATCAACAAGAACACAGCTAGCAAATTGCCTAAGGGGAGTCCGCACACCTCCCATGATAGGAGTCGGGATGTTGATTTTGTGCCTTGAGATTGCGTCGTAGTATTTTTTGACATATGTAAGTCTGCTCTCCTGTGGATAGCGTTGAAACAAAGTTGCTGCGATCATCACATACATCTGCTGTGGTGTTTCATACACCTCGTTAGATGATCTATCTTGTACGAGATATTTATCTACAACCTGACGTAAGCCAGCATATGTAAACATATAGTCTCTATCATAGTCAACCATGGAATTGATTTCGTCCCACTCCTCCTCGCTGTACGAGTCTAGAAGGGCAGGATCATATAGTCCATGACCAATACAGTCTTTGATATGTGAATATAAATGTGGGTGACTGTCAGGATGTGCGTTGTAGACTGCCTTTCGGAGAGAAAACAGCAGCAAACGAGCAGCGACAAACTGATAGTTTGGTGTGTCTAGAGATATCAAATCGTTTGCAGACTTGATAAGGATCTCTTGTATATCATCGGTTTTAATACCATCAAAAATCTGCAAGTTAGCATTCATTTCTATTGCAGATTCAGAGACACCTGCGACACCATCGCATGCCATCTCTACCATCTTATGAATTTTTTCTAAGTTAAGTGACTCAACACTGCCATTACGCTTGACGACGTTGGTGCTCATACCTTTTTCCAGAATGTTAGTTTTACTTTTGCTTCAGCACCTTGAAAGGTGTTGCTCTTTACGATCTGTTTCACATCATGCCCTGCTAGGTGCATGTCATTAAGATCTTTTTCTTTAATAGTCTTAGGAAATATTACCACTGAATATCCTTTGTCTATTGTATCAATTATTTTATCAACGATCTCCTTGTTTCGTGGCTCGTTGTCATAGACGAATGTAAATTGATAATTGAAAGTGCTATAGTCAACATCACTACCACACATGGCAATAGCATTAGGTAGGAAGTAGGAATCAAACGGTCCTTCCGTGACATAGACTTCTTCGTCAGTGTTGATGCGATCCAATCCAAAGAGTTTTGTTTTATCTTTGTCAAAGATACATGTGATATATCTTAGCACACTTTTAGGTGCTAGTGATCTACCTTGAATGCCAAACCATTTTCCGTCATGATCAATAAGAGGAATGATTATTCTAGGTTGGTCATTCTTAAGACTCTCAAAATAGTTTGGACTCTGAGAGTTTACCCATGCCTTAAACTTGTCAACATAATATAAGGTATAGAATGCTTCTGCAGGTAGTCTTCTTTTCTCTAGATATTGTCTTGCGGGATGCTCATTATTTAGACTAGCAACATCTTGGAGACCTGTTGGCTTGGTGGCAAAGTATGGCTTTGCTGACAAGTCAGGTAAGACCTCTTTCTTCTTAGGTTTTTTATATTTTTCTAAGAGATATTCTGAGTATAAATCTGACGCTTGATCCTTCAAAAAGGTAGAGAGAGACTTAGAGATACCACAGTTGTGACACTTATAAACGTAATCATTATTACGCATAAAAAAATACCCCCTCGCTTTACTCTTATAGCGTTGGGAGTCACCGCAATAGGGACACCTAAAATTATAGGTGCGTCCTTGATGTTTGAATTTTTCTAGTCTGACCCCAAGACGGTCTATGTATTGGGTATCAACGTAACTCATTCAAGTCGGTTATCTCTCCGACTATCATACTAGTATTTTCTTGTCCTGTCAACATAGGTTTAATAATCTTCTGTCCTACTGGACTGACTAAGAAACTTATGATACTTAATGCACCAAATATAGACCACATCTTCTTCTCCATTAACCTTAAACGGTCATCCACCTTGCGTATATCTCTCTCACATCCTTTCTTTATTGCTGCTGTCTCACGATTGACGTCTGCAGATAGTCTATCGATCTTTTCAAATAATACTTCGTCTATTTTATCTTGCTTATCCAACTTCTCATTGTGTACAGCAAGAAGTTGACCCATCTTCACACTGTTTTCTTGAAGAGTGTCAACTACTTTTTCGAGTCTTTCTATTATTGCTGAGTTGATGTCAGACATGGAGTGCCTTTTGCCGTTTGTCCCAGTAGAATTTAATAACTTGATTAGGGTATAAACGAGTGATCTTTATTTTCTTGTGCATCTCAGGGCGATATATCTTTCTGAGCTCAATCTTTATTTCAGACGGAGACTTACCATACAATACATATGAATCAATACCATCAAAGTGTATTAGGTAAGGGATGACGCTGCTATCTTTTTGATAATGCTTTGCCTCTCCTAGTCCTACGTTACCTGTGCGAGGACCTATGCCCACGTTAGGTAGGACATAACCTTTTGGTTTATACTTACGCTTCTTTACTTTCTTCTGCCCTAGCATTGGATCATATCCTGCCACAGGACCACTAGCAGCAGCAGATCCAGAGAATCCACCAGTGCCTGCACTCATTGTTGGGGCATCTTCGTTGATCATTCTATTGCAGTGAGCGTATCGTATACATCCATATCCAAATCAACTTCATTCAATGAGCCCTGATTGATCTCTGGATACCTATCTAAAAATATTAGAAAGGTCTTCAGTATAGACCAGTATTCTCGCTCTAGTTTATACATTAGCAACGGTATAGTTGCCTCATCAAAAACATTGAATAAAATGATCAGGTGATTGATTATTAAATTTGTACGTAATGTCCCAGTCTTCAAGTATCTCTTAAGCAAACGCTTAA